TCAACGATTTTTTCCCTTCTTTGGCAAACTCACCCGCTTTCTAGGGTCCAGGTTTGCCAATTTCGTTCCGGTTTCGACCTTTTCCATTGCGCTGGTGGCCAGCCGTTTGCGATTGGCGGCGCGGGTATAAACCGAGACTTCACGCACTGATTCGTGGCCGGTGATCGCCATGATTTCATGCTCGGTGCAACCGGCTTCTGCCAGACGCCGCGCGGCCGCCTTGCGCAGGCCGTGGCTGCTGCAGGCTTCCGGCAGCTTTGCTTCCTTGCAGCGGTCATGAAACCAGTTCCCAAAGCCGGCCGGCGTAAAGGCATTGCCATAGCTCGTGCGCAGGAAGGTCATCACCTCATCGTTCGGCACCATGTCGAGAACCGCCTGCAGTTCGCGATGTATTGGAATTTCGACCACTGTCCCGGTCTTTTGCTGGCGGATACTGAGGAAGCCCGCGCGGACATGCTGGCGGCCCATGCGTACCACATCGCTGCGCCGCTGGCCGGTGTAGAGCAATAGGGCCATGGCGAGGCGCGCCGGGGTGCCTGGCGCGTGTTTCTTTTCGAAGATCCCGATCTCGTCTTCCGACCACGTGTGATAACCGCTGCCGCGCATCTTGTAACGCCGTACGCCGCCAGTCGGGTCAACGGTGATCCAACCAAGATCAATGGCAAAACGCATCAAACGCCGCACCCGCTTCAGCCATGAATTGCCGGCGCCAGGCGTGTCGGACTTGCCTGCCATCATTGCCATGATGTGCTTGCGCTCGAGCCGCGCCACCGGTAAGGCGCCGTACTTTTCCCGGAACCGCTCAAGGATGTTTCGATAGGTGGCTTGGGTCGAGAGTGCCAAGCCCTTGAAATCGGCGCTGGCGAAATAGGCCATTACAAGTGCTGAAATCGTCCCCTTGTTTGGCATCGCAATTGAGAGACGTTTCGGCGCGGTCTCACCGGCCATAGCCTTCTGATAGGCTGCCAGGAATACTGCGGAGCCCGGCTCCCCCGGCAGCGGCACCGTCACATGGCCGGGGCGCCGGAAGTATCTGCGCACCTTGCCGTGGCGGTCGCGGAACTGATGCACATGTTTCAGTTTAACCGTTGTCATTGATTGCCTCGTCCCAAGGATTTGGATCGCTATCAATTTCGGCATTGGCTAGCGCATCGAAAGCGCGATCGAGGGCAACGCGATCCCACAGCAAGCGACCATAGAGGCGGACAGAGACGGGCATGCGCCCTTCCGAAACAAGCTTGTTGAAGGTGCCTGGGGATACGCCGATATACTCCGCCGCAGCGTCGCGGCTCAGCGCTCGTGGTGGAAGATTTGGGTGAAGGGAGGTTGGTTTGCCGGGTTTCATTTATCGGCCCCTCCACGGCGTTCCTTGCGGCGCGTGTCGCGATTATCTTTGTGCACCGCTATCTGCAAGGTCTGGACTATCTCGTCGGAAAGCGAAGCCATCAGGCTCACAAAGTCCCGCCGCAAATCTTCATGGCAGTTCGAGAATTCCTCGAACCCTTCGCCATTGATTATTGACAGGGCGGATTGAAGATGCGCGGCGCGCGCAGTTGCCCAGTCGAAAGGATGTTCGATCGGGTGAATGGTCTCGAACGCTTCCAGTTGCGCATCAAGCGCACTATCCCATCGCCGCTTCCGCTCTTCCGTCGAACAGTTGGAAAAGTCAACGCGGCTGATACAGGTAAATGCCATCTTGGTGGGTCCTTCGGTTTGGCTTACTAGGCCGAGTGCCAGGGAACGGCCCTGGCGCCGGGAGCTAGTAACCAGCCGAAGGACTGGCGGAGTTATTCGTGCCCTTTCGGGCCTTATATCCTCGCACTCCCGACATAAGCGGAATCTGGGCATAAAAATACCCGCAGAACTGTCGGGGCGGGGTCCGCCTTCGGTTGAGGTGTTACTAGCACCGTGAAGCATGATGAATCTCTCAAGCTGATTTGTCAAATCATCGTCCCGGCGGCCTGCCTATGCCCGATCGGGCTGGTCGCTTCCCCCGGACGCACCAAAGGTACTGGACCGCAAAAAGAACAGGTCGCGCCGGGACGGATGAGTGTGGCGTTGCAGGATTGAGCCGGAATCTAGCGCCCGCAGAAAAGCGCCGGAGGGGTGGCATCCTGCTTTCCGTTGTTGGCCGCGCCACGTCAGCCTCAACAATGCCCCTCCTCAGATATCAAGCGCCGGCCGGGCCGGGCGAAGTCACGCCGGGCAGGCGTACCCGCACGATTGTCACGCCGTTGCCGGCTGCCAGAAGCGCTGAGCCTATCAGCGTGTTGTCCTCCGCCGTGACCGTGACCTCCTTCGCCGTGTTGTCCCAATAGAGGGCGGCGCCGATCGCGATCACGTCTGTCGCCTTCTTCTTGAGGTCGAACACGCCGATAGTTACGGCCTCTACTTCCTTGCCGTTGTCGGCATTGCCAGAAGCAACACCGAAGATGGTTCCGACAAGCAGGCCGTCGCCCGAGTTCACGGTATAGGGCGCCGGCAAGGTCACCGTGTCGCCAGGTTGAATGAAGTTGCGCATGTTAAAGTCCTTTCGTCGGGATAACTCGAATGATGCGAGGCGCGGGCGCCTGCAGATCGGCAATGCGCCGCTCCAGGTCGGAGATTGCGGCGGCTATTTCGCGATCACTGGCGAATTGCACGGACTTCCCGTTATGGGTGACCATGCGGACGCCGCTGGCGCGTTTCCGGCGCAGCTCGTCCAATTGGCCCTGCAGCAATTCAAGCTGATCACATGCCATAGCCGCCGCTCTCCCTTACGCGCCCGGATTGCTGTACCAGCCGCGCCAATCGGTGAAGCCGGCGCCGAAATCGAGGCGCACGCGGGTCCGAACGCCGTCCACCACGAAGCCGGCTTCCGACCGCAGTTCCGGTTGGGGCGTCCCTTCCAGCGTCGCCCATTCCAGGCCCGGCACATCTTCCGCCACGATGTACCAGCGGTTGGTATTGGTCAGGCGAGGCTCCACGATCAGCTCAAGGGCCTTCGCAAAGGCGTTCACGTCGCTGGTCGTGGTTGCGGCGATCGTCGCCAGTTCCTTTTCGGCTTTGGTTTCCTGCTCAGGCGGGACGATGAGATACTTCGGCGTCACCTGGATCGGATCACCGAATTCATCCTTCTGCCGGCGCAGCGCCAATCGCGCGGCGCTCAGCGTCGTCTCGCTGATAGCCGCGCCACTCCCGGCCAGATTGCCGTGATCGACATGGAAGAGAGTCTTGCCGTCGGCCATCACCGGCCCGAGGCCGGCCGAGGCAACCAGCATGTTCACCATGCTGCGCAGCTTGAAGTCCGCAGCCTCATTGCCGAACTTCGTGCCGATCTGATCGATAAAACCGAGCTTGTCGCCGACGATCACTTGGCGGCTGATATTGACGATCCTGCCGAACGTCGAGACCTCATAGAGGGGCGCGCCATGCTCGGCAAAGGAACCCTGCTTGAACTCGCCAGCCTCGTTGACCTTTTCCAGCTTCGGGGCTTCGCTGAATTCGACCAGCTTGCGCGCATCGAAATTGGGGACGGTGACAGCTCGCGCCACCTTCTCGATACCGCCGCGCGGACGGGCATAGGCCGGCCGCAAGGTGTTGCCGAGCGTGGCTTCGATCGCCAGCGGGAAATCGCTCGTGGTCGCCAGGGCGCGGGTTACGGTTTCCATCGGGGAAAGTGCCGTGGTGGAGTAGCCGGCGCCGCGAAGCGCCAGGCGCGCCATTTCGGGCATAGACAGACCGAGATACTGCCGAGCCATCGGGGACGGCTTGTTGGCAGGGTTGATGCGGGTGAAAAGTGCTTCGCCCATTGCCTGCGCTCGGGCCAACGGGTTGTCATGCTCCGCGACAATCCGCACCGACTGGGTACGGATGGCGGCGGAACGGCGACGCAGCTGATGCAGGGTAGCGGAACGGCGTGCGGCAGGCTCTTCCTCGCCTTCCACCTCTTCCTCGCCGGCCTCTTCCTCGTCGGCCGCATCCTCGTTCGCGCCGCCGATGCGGGCCGTACCGCGAATCTCGATCTCGACCTCTTCACCGAGTTCCTCGCCTTCGCTTTCTTCAACCGGCTCCTCGATGATCTCTTCTTCTTCCACCGGCTTTTCGGCTCGACGTTTGATTTTCAGCGCCACCTTTTTCGCGGCGACCTTCGCTTTACGCTTCATTCCTAGACTCCTTGTGGTTGCGCCGGGATCGGCAGGGACAGTGACAAACGAAATTTCATAGAGGCGCCATTTGATGAGGGTAATTTGGCGAACGCCGTTCGCGTCTCCTTCCCTGCCAGCCTCGGCCAGGTAGCCGATGGACAGATGGCGCAGCGTGCCATCGGCAATGCGCGCCCAGGCGGCGGCACTGGTTATAACCAGCGTGGCGATCAGCTTGCCGCCCTCGATGCGGATATTCTCGGCTCGCCCAAGAATATCAGCGGTGGATTCCTGCCGATGGTTGTCGAGAACGGGGATAACATCGGTATGGGTGCTGATGGCATCGGCATCGATGCGCAGGCGCTCGATGATCGCTCCCTTCGCGTCCCGCCGCTCGACGCCGGCGCCGGTGGAAATGACGGCTTCAACGGTTCGGCGCTTGGGATCAAGCGTTGCCGGCCGGATGCTTGCCGATCTATGCCGCAGGCGCATTCTCTTCCTCCGCTTCCGGCAAGCCGAACGTCAGACCGAGCTTTTTCGCTCGCTCTTGATCGGCTGCAATTTCGGCGTCTACCTCGTCAATGTCGTACCCGCGCCGCGCCACGACTTCGCGGCGCGATTTCACGCCGGCACCCATTGCCAGGATCTCCGCTCGCAGGTCTTTTTCCGGATCGACCCAATCGAATGCCGGCGGAATGAACTCGACGGCGTAAAAGTCGTCTGGTTTTGCGTCAAATTCGCTTTGCTCGATATCGCCACGCAGAACCGCGATATCGATCCAGCGGCGCCACAGCGGCCGCAAAGCCTGGGGAATAACCAGATTGTATTGCCAGCCTTCCCAAAGGCGCCGCGCATCGATCTGACCAGCTCGGATCGATGAATAGTTGACGCCAGTAAGATCGCCGCTCAGCTGCTCATAGGTCAGTCCCACGGCGCGGGCGATTGCGCGAAGATGGCTTTTCACGAAATCGCCGTTATCGGTGAAATTGGGCGGCGTCACAACGTCCACCGAACCATCACCTGGCAAGACGGGAAACATGCCAGGTTCGAGACTGACATTCGCAATCGGCCCGGCCTCGCCACCTGCAAGGGCTCGCGTGAATTCACCGCTCGGATCGCGGATGAAACCGCCAACCAGTGCGGCGACGTTCGCCTGCATCAAGCGGGCATCGTGATAGCGGTCGATTGAGGTCAGCATGCTGAGCACGGGTGCCAGCCAAGACACGCCGCGCAATTGTCCCGGTTCAAGCGGGCGATAGAGGTGCAGCACGCTATCCGCCGGCATGCGCACGGTATCGAGGGAAGCCCCAAGCGGATCGCCAGGCCGGGAGGTGAAGAAATGATAGGCGAGGCGAACGCCGTTCGCGTCCAGCTCTATCCCGCCGATTACCCGGTGACCGTTCGCCAATTGCTCGGTGCGACCGGTATCGAGTTGGTCCGCCGGAACCAGGCGCCATCGCAGCTGATTGTCACCATCAATGACCTCGACAAGGAAGGCCTCGCCATCGATGACCATCGCCACCACGGCATCCCACAAGAGGCCTGTAAGGTCGCGGCGGCCGTCTGCATCGGCCATTGATGACCAGGAACGAAATTCGGCTGTGAGGCTCGCAGCTCGTGAAACAGTCGAATGCCGAGACTGAATGCGGAAACCGGTGCCGATGATTTGCGAGGCAAGGGCGTCAGGAATGGTGCGGGCCAGAGGATTGTTGATGGCCGCGTCCCTCGCCCTGGGTCGCATGGTGGCGGCATCTCGCAGCGCAGAGGCGGCAATGCTCTGTGTACGCCCCCAGGTTTCGGCGCGCGCACTCGGGCTGGCCGCTTCAAAGGATCGAACCAAGCGCCGCGAGCGCGGGTGCGATAGGCCAAGAGCGCTGGCTATGCGGCGAACGAGGTTCACTGATCGACCTCGATCCACAAATCCGCTAGATCGATATCGAGCTCGAACGCACGCTCGATGAGCGTCGCGGCCGATTCCGATACGTTAGTCCGATACTCTCCACGGATGGGCAATTTCACTTCTGCAATTCTCGCTTCGATTTCCTCGCGCGTGCCGGCGAAGGCGATCGAATGGCGCGCATCCTTGCGGTTCGGAATGTCGAACCACACGTTTGCAAGCCAGATATCCTCGAACGGGGAAACGTCGATAACACTTCGGCGGCGAAGACGGATGGCCTCGCCACTCGACTGCAAGGCCTTCAAATGCGGCCACAACAACTGTGCATTGGCATGGCCGACCATTTGAGCGATCTGCGATCTATCGATCGAGACGGTAGCGCCTACGTCGATAGCGACCTGCAGCAGTAGAGCTTCGAACGGGGAGAACGGGCGGTAACGGCCAGCATCATCCTGAGTTTCTAGAGCGAAGGGCAGTTGGCCCCTGCGAGCCATTGATGTGTAGTTGTCGGCAGCCAGCTGGGTAAGGGCTAGTAGTTTCTTACGGCTGAACATTGTTTCTCTCCGAGCGTTCGACATGAACGTTCGAATATCATGACGACATCGAGTCGTCAACATGAACGCTCGATCTATCTACGAAGCCAGTTCGATGTAACTGCCGGAGCCTTCGTTGCCGTCACGGGCGAATCAGACGAACGCCGTTCGCTTGCCTTCACCTCTCGCAAAGGAATTGCGTCAAGCGCATCGGCCTCTCGATTTAGGCGCAGTCCGAGTGCGATAAGACCCTGCAGCGCTGCGGTCGCATAAATGCGGAGATCCAGGGCTTCATTGCGGGCACCGCTGGGCAGGCGCCATTCCCTTAACGGCCGACCCTTCTGATAGCGCGTGACCTGGCGCTCGCTTGTGAGCTGCGCGAAATATTCCGGGTCCCGACCGGCCGGAAAATGACAGTACCCGGGACCTGGCTCAGTGAGCTTCAGGCGGGCGTATAAGGCTTCCTTGGCGCCATCGACGCCGACAAGGTAGAGCGGCACCTTCTCGCGGGTCTTACCGGCCTTGGAAGGGCGGCGAGGCCAGATAGGTACGCCAGGGCCGCCGCGCCCCTTGATCGCCCAAACACGGCGTTGGTGACGATCAGCCGCAAAGGAATAGACCGATTGCGAATGGTGGCCGCCGCTATCGATTGCGACGGCACGGATCGGCATAGGAGCCACCTCACGCGCATGCAGGAATGTTTCTTTCAGATCGGTGTCCAGGGTTTTCCAGACTTCGGGGCCGGCGGGATCGCCCCAGATCACACGATGCGCGATCGACCAGCTTTCCTCATCCCGTCCCCAGCCGACAATTTCTACCTCCAGCCGATCGTCCTGCACATCAACGCCGGCCGTGAGGGTAACGACGCCGGCCGGCAGTACTTCGCTCCAATCTTCCAGACGATCGAGGAACGAGAATGCATCCGGCGCCTTGCCAGATTCATCGTTCCACAACTCGCCAAGCCAAAGGTTGCGAAATACGCGGTGGCGGGCCGGATCGCGATAGACAGCGCCATGCTCAATCGCGAAATCGGCAAGAGAGCGAAACGGCGATAGCAGTCCTCCGACATGAAAGCCCGCCGTCTTTCCGTCTCCCGGCGCCGTCGCACGCCATTCGCCGGCAGCTACCATCGCCAGTCGCTCCGCGTCACTGATGACTGCGCCGCAATGCTGGCAAACAAGGTGAGCCTGATCCCGCTTCCCCTCGGGCCATGTCATGGCGTCCCAGGCGAGGATCTGATGCTCAGCACAATGTGGACAGGGGCAAAACCAGTGTTGCTGATCGGATTCGTTGAATGCCGCCTCGATGCGAGAGAGGCCCGAAGTCAAAGGCGTGGAAACTAAGATAGCCTTCCGCCTGGCTCGATAGGTCGTTTGCGCACGCAATGCCAGCGTCACCGGATCGCCCTCGTCCCCCGCCGATGGGGGAAAGGCATCCACCTCGTCCATCAACACGAACGGCGCCGGAATTGAGCGCAGGCCAGCGGCCGAATTTGCGCCGGCCATGTTCAGCAACCCACCGAGAAACGCCTTCTCGGTTCGGGTATTGCCGCCGCGTCGCCCTTCCGCCTTGACGATGCGCCCCCGCAGCTGCGGTTGCAGTTCGAGAAATGGATCGATGCGGCGAATCGTGTTCTCGCGGACGCTGGTCAAGCTCGGCATGACCAGCAGCATGTTGGCGGGAGCCTGATCGATGACATAGCCAATGAAATTCAGCAGACATTCGGTCGCGCCGACCTGGGCGGCCTTCATCACCACGACACGCTCCCATCGGCCGCCTGGCGTCATCGCGTCCATGATCGCCGCCAGGAACGGCAGGCGCGCCGTTCGCCACGGGCCGGGCTCCGCCGATGATGGCGGCAGGATGCGATACCGCTCCGCCCATTCCCGGACGCTCAGCAATGGGTCTGGCGCCAACCCGCGCCGCCAGATGGCGTCCGCCCAAGACCTGGCATCATCCAGCGTCATGGGGCAATTCCTCGATTGGCGTCTCCGCCAGCTTCGCCAGGTGGTCGCGCATTTCTCGGTCCAGCTCCGCAAAGAGCTTGGCAGGGTCGATTTCAAGGCGCTGGGCCAACGCAGGGGATATGCGGGCCACAAAGGCTAGGTGTGCATCGCGTTCGGCCCTGGCGCGGGCGAAAATCACCGCCTCCGCTGCCTTCCGATCGATCAGCGCACCTTGGGCGCGCTCCAGGTCGAGACGGGCTTGCTGCACCCTAATGCGCTTCAATTCCTCTGCCGCAGAAAGGTGGCCGTCCGGCCGATGCTTCCGGCGATCAGGATTAATGTTTGCCTCGTACCATGCGCGACCCGCCGCGACCTCGATCCTCCCCGATGGCAGCACGGGCAACCCCATGCCGATCAGTTGGGTGATGCGGCCGGGAACGACGCCGAGAATTTCAGCCATGCCGCTTTTCGACACTTCCTTGGGCTCGGCAGCATCCGCCAGGTCGGGGAATAGCCCGGTCATTTCAGTCGCTCAAATTCGGGTGTGTAAAAAAGACATGCGGCTGCGTTCCCCGCGTCAGAAGGGCCTGGAAGGACCCTGACGATCGGTGGGTGACAGATGCGACGGTTCTCCCGGTTAACGCCGTACGCGCACGCGCCTGCGCGCTCGCGCGTACGTGTCATGCGCGCGCTCGCGCGTACGGCGTTATATGTATGATCTGACGCATCTGTCACCACCATTGAAATCATTGAACATTATCCTCTGTCCAATGAGGCTGAGCTGGCTCCCTCGGAACCATCCGGAGACCCCTCACCATCCGGGCAGCTTTCGATCGCGCCGGCTCAAACCCCCTATCGAATAGCTTCTGGCTGAAGGTCTTTTGGGGGCCTGCTTGCTCGCCGTTGTGCTCGCACCAATCACACCAAGAGTTGTAGAGGGTGGCGTTTGAATCCCACACGTTCCGGGCAACCTCGCACCGCTCCTCGATCCATTGGCTGAGGCTATCCTGCTGCAGAAGGTAAGCCGCAGTCGCCTCGGTGACTATTGCAGGGGGTGATAAGCCAATATCGCGCCAGATCGCGGCGCCCTCGATCATCCAGGCGAGAATGCCTGACCATTCATGCTTTAGCGCGTCAGCCAATCCAGGGTCACGCTGTTCGGCAGGAATCGTCACTGTGAATGGTATCAAGTGGATACGCCGCCGCATTGCTTCGTCAACATTGCGGAGAATTGGCTTGTGATTGCCTGCAAGGAACAATTTGAATTGGGGAATGTAGGTGAAAAAGTCCTGGCGCATGAATCGAGCCGAAACGGCGTCTCCGCCAGTCAAGGTTTTGATGCGAGCCTCGTTCAGGCGCTTCGCTTCCTCGGTTTCTTGCGCGGATACCATCCTGGCGCCGCGAAGCATTGCCAGCTCGGTCGGGTGGCGTTCGCCATTGGATACCGTGAAGGTTTCCATGGGAGCCGCCACGGCATAGTCGCCCATCACGGCCGCAATCGTGTTGATGAACGTGCCCTTGCCGTTTCCACCGGTACCATAGGCAAAGAAAAATGCATGCTCGCGGGTGTCGCCGGTCAACATGTAGCCGCATACACGTTGTAGGTAATACACCAGCTCTGCATCGCCACCAGTGATCTCAAGTAAGAATTGCCGCCACCTCGGGCAATCGCCATTAGGTGCAACCGCCGTGATCTTGGTCAGGTGCAGGTCCGGGTGATGCGAACGGCGTTCGTCTGTCAGCAGATCAATCACGCCGGCCGGGGTGTTGAGAAGGTTCGGGTCTCTATCCCAAACCTCGACGCGCCGAGCATGGCGGCGATCGGCGCGGGCGAGCTTTTCGACCGCCGCGACGGCGCCAGCTGAGGTAATAGCCGTCGCTACCTTGATTTGCTTCTCTGATAGACCATCGGCCGCCTCCCTATTGGAAAGCCGGATCAGGTCATAGGCCTTGAACGTCTCTTCTGGCTGCCATTTGGCCCCCGTCCATTCAAGCCACTTTCCCCAGGTCGCCACATACCGCAAATCGCAAGCATGCTTTTCGGTGAAGCGAAGCGCTAGATCGTCGTCCGAGTAATCCGGGGGGCGAACGTCGTTCGCCGGATCGTATGGCGGCGCGGCCATCGCAGCGTCGAGAATATCGGTGATGGTGCTCAT